GGTGGCAGTACATATCCACTAAAGCGGCTACTAACTATTATCAAAATTCTGGTAATCATACTTTCTATGTAGCCCCATCAGGCACAGCAGACGCAGCGATAAGCTGGACTACTGGCTTTGAAGTATTGAATGATGGAAAAGCAAGAGCAAAGAACGGCTTACTATTTGGCACTGACACAGCCGCAGCTAATGCGCTAGATGATTATGAAGACGGTAGCTTCACACCTAATGACCAAGCTGGAAACGCCTGCACACTCAACGTTACCAATGGTTACACGAAGATAGGTAGTATAGTTACGTTTGACTTTGACGTAACCCTGCCAGCTTACTCGAGCGGCTCTGTGGCTTATATCACTATACCGTTTGCTTCGTCAGGTAACGGATCTGGTTGTGTGGGTTGGAATGATCTAACAACAGGAACTATGAATATACATATAAGCCTCAATCGTTGTTACCTTATGAATAGCACTGATGGTAACACACATATTACTGCTTCTGCAGCAGCGGGTAATAGATTCATAGGCTCAGCTACGTACAGAACAGACGCTTAAATACTGCTAGTGGACTCTAGCAACAGACCTTAACAGACAGGGATAAACAACATGGCACTAACTAAAGAAACAATCGTAGATAAGATCGAAGTCTTAGAAAACGGCACAGTACAAGTACGCACAGCCACACGAATCTTAGAAGACGGTGTAGCACTATCCTCATCTTTCCATCGTCATGTCTGCGCACCAGATTGTGACACGACAGGTGAAGATGCAAAAGTTATTGCTATCTGTGCAGCAGTACATACACCAGAAGTTAAAGCAGCTTATTTGGCAGCACAGGCGGCTTCACTAGCAGCTATGACAGGAGAGTAGTATGACCAAGGCAAGAAACTTATCTCTACTCAGCGCAGTAGAGGCTGCTGCTACGGCAGACCAGACTAAGGCTGACCTTAACGCTATTGGTGTCAGTGGTGGCAGGAAGAACCTTATTATTAATGGACGACAGCAGATTGACCAACGCAATAGTGGTGCAGCCATTACATGTAATACTTGGTCGCATTACCCATCGGACAGGTTCCGAGTGTCTATACGCACAAGTACAGCAGTTGCTACAGCACAACAGGTAACCGATGCTCCTGAAGGGTTTAGTCATTCAGTGAAAATAACTCGAGTATCCTCCGCAACTCCTGCGAGTAGTGATTACTGTGTTTATAATACAAAGGTAGAAGGCTATGATATGGCCTCTACTGATATTGGAGAATCTACTGCTAAAACAGTTACAGGTAGTTTTTGGGTAAAATCATCACTTATAGGTACATACAGTTACGCATTCCAAAATGAGAATGGTAGTGCTAGAACATCCTACATCAGTGAGTACACAATTGATTCGGCTAACACTTGGGAAAAGAAGTCCATAACCATCCCGCTGCAAACATCAGGTGATTGGTATACAGACAATCGAGGTGGATTGGCAATTATCTGGGGCTTAGGCGGTGGAAGTAGTTATCAGACATCCACATTGAACGCTTGGGTATCTACTAATACCCACGAATCATCCAATCAAGTTGATTTTATGGATACAGCTAGTGCCACTTGGCAAATCACAGGAGTACAACTAGAACTAGGCTCCGTAGCCACTGACTTTGAACACCGCAGCTATGGTGAAGAGTTGGCGTTGTGTCAGCGGTATTACTATCGCCTTAATGTCATTGCCAATCAGTCTTTAATGATTGGTAACTCCCTGAATACAACAAGCGGCTTTTATACTTTGGCACTACCTCAACCATTAAGAGCAACCCCATCAGTATCTATATCTGGATTTACAAATTACAGGCAGAGGGGTGGGGGTGTAAACGTCACTACCACAGTTACTTTAGGAACACCTCATTACACCGTGGGTAATAGTGAATTAGAGATTGATATTACAGTTTCGTCAGGATTGCCAAATACAATCCAGACGATGGTGTTTACATCAACAGGTAGTACAGGGTATTTAGATGCAGATTCGGAGCTATAAATGACTATATCAACAGTAAAACTACAATCATCTGGCTACCTAGTCAACGGCACTATGGGCGTACCCAATGACCCAGCTAACCGACACTACGTCATGGTGCAAGAATGGATAGCAGAAGGTAACACTCCTGCCCCTGAGTTCACTGCTTTAGAAATAGAAGCTAACATTCAACAAGGTATTAATGATGAAGCACAAGCTTACTTAAGTAAAACCGATTGGTACATCACACGCCATGCTGAGACAGCAGTAGCAGTACCAGCCGATGTGACTACAGCTAGGGCAGAAGCTAGAGAGTCTATAGTATAATGTGGTCAACTGTGTCTGAGGTGTCACCAATACACTTAAGTCCTTCACAGTCCCCACAAGGCTCTGTGCTGCTAGTCAGCCCCTCAGTAGTACGTCAGGTAGACTATAGACCAATCACACCACCAGCGGCTCCGTATGAGCTTACAGAGACTATGTACTCAAAGAGGTTATGGATATGCTAGCTGAACTTGCTATTGCGAATGCTGCCTTTGCAGTGATTAAGCAAACGCTAATGAATGGAAAGGAGATTTCTGATGCTGGTAAAGCTGTCGGTGATTACTTTGGTGCTGAGAAAGATATTCAAATTCAAGCTGCTAATGATTCAAGTGGTAATTTACTAGAAGTATTCCAAGCTAAGAAGCAACTAGAGAAACAGGAGGCTGAATTAAAATTCTTATTAAACAAACAGTCTCTTCTAGGCTATCATGAGTTCCAGCAATTCAAAGCCCAGTTTAGTCGTGACAGGAAGGAAGCAGAGAAAGAGAAGTTAAGAAAGAAAGCAGCTAGTTCCAAAGCACTTCAGGAAAACTTAGAGATAGCTTTGAAAGTAGCTTCTGTTTTATTACTTATTATGGGTGCCTTGTTTGGTGTTACCCTTTACCTACGAGACTAGGCATGACTGACAAATTAACGCAGAGAGAGAAAGAAGAGATAGCCGAGCTAGCAGCAGACAAAGCATACGAAAGATTCTATGCCGCAGTAGGTGAATCAGTTACTAAAAAGATATTGTGGATTATAGGTGCAGCAGCTTTTGCAGCTTGGCTTTACTTTAAACAAGGAACATTCTAATGCCTGATAGTAAACTAACTAAGCTAGGTCTTACAGCTTATAACAAACCTAAGAGGACACCTAGTCATCCTAAGAAGTCTCATGTCGTAGTGGCTAAGGAAGGTGGAGTAACTAAGACTATACGCTTTGGTGAGCAAGGTGCTAGCACAGCAGGTAAGCCCAAGGCTGGAGAGAGTGATAAGATGAAAGCTAAGAGGAAATCCTTTAAGGCTCGGCATGGTAAGAACATTGCCAAGGGTAAGATGAGTGCAGCATATTGGGCTGATAAAGCTAAATGGTAAGGGGATTAAGATGAAAGGTGTTAAACATTATTTAAAGAATGGTACAGAGTATAAAGGTAAGACGCATAAGCATACGTCAGGTAAGTTAATGACAGGTGCAAAGCATACTGCGTCTAGTAAAGTCTTAGTGCATAAGAAGAGGTAGGTTATGTTTGGAATGCCAATAGAAGTTATCACATTATTGTTAAGCGTCCTAGGTGGCGCTGTAATGAAGATGATGGCACAGGCACAGAAGGATAAGGCTGATCAGCAAAAGATGCTCATGCAGCAATTCTCGGCCTCTGAGGACAGTGTAGCAGCAGCACGTAGCTACGATACTCCTAATGCACAATGGATACGTAGATTCCTAGTGGTGTCCTTCATGGGCATGGCTATGTTTATTCTTATTGCTCCTATCTTAAACCTACCAACAGTAGTACCAGTAGAAGTAACCAGTGGATTTAAACTTTTATTCTTTGACTTCACTACAACAGTAACAGAGTGGAGAACACTGAAAGGAATGGTTACTCCTGAGTGGTTGCCTCATGCAATCATGTCAGTTGTTGGTATGTACTTTGGTCAATCAATTGTAGCGAGAAAATAACTCTTGACTTTTAAACAGAAATATGGTATAATCCTATGAATTACTTAGCAGCAATCAACTCAGTTCTTGTACGTCTACGAGAGCGAACAGTAGAATCTATTAATGAGAATGAATATTCATCTCTTATAGGTACTCTTATCAATGATTCAATTCAAGAAGTAGAACAAGCATGGGACTGGTCTGCCTTACGTCAGAGTCTAACTGTTACTACTACTAGTGGTGTTTTTAATTACGAACTAAATGGTTCTCAGAACAGCATCAAGGTTCTAAGTGTTGTTAATGTATCAACTCAAAGTGATGTTAATTATCAGACTGCTAATTGGTTTAATGATAGATACTTAACTACATCTCCAGCCACTGGTTCTCCTAGTTACTACTCTTTTAATGGTGTTAGCACTGATGGGGATACTCTTGTTGACCTATACCCTAAGCCTGATGCTGTGTATACAGTTCGATTTAATGTTGTCCAACGATCAGCAGATTTAGAAGAACCTTCCGATAGAATATTCTGTCCTCATCGTCCTATAGTTCTGTTAGCTTATGCTAAGGCTGTAGAAGAGAGGGGTGAAGATAATGGACAGACAGGTAACAGTGCTTACATGGCAGCAGCTAACTCTTTATCTAACGCAATCGCCTTAGATGCATCAAAGCATCCAGAAGAGACAGAATGGTATAGTGTATGAAACAATTAGTTAGTTCTTCTATTGCAGCCCCAGGATTTTATGGGTTAAACACACAGGAAAGTAGCATTACTTTGTCTAGTGGCTATGCATTACAAGCAGACAACTGTGTAATAGATACTGAAGGTAGACTAGGTGCTAGACAAGGACATGTATATCAAACTACTTCTGGTGGTACCTCTTCTTCTCTTGTAGGAATGCACGACTTCGTAGGTTCTACAGGACACTTAGGATATATTACTTGGGGCAATGGTAAAATATATAGAGGTCTTGGTACACTCACTGCTATATCTACAGGACATGGTTCTAATAATGATTGGCAAGCTGCTTCACTAGGAGGTGCTGTATACCTAGCACAAGCTGGTAAGCCTATGCTTAAAGTAGCTGCTAACTTTGCAGTGACTACTCATGCTACTACAAGTGCTAACTTACAATTCTCTTTTGTAACTTCTGCTTATGGTAGGTTGTGGGCTGGTGGTACTGCTACAGATAAGTACACACTGTATGGTTCTAATAGAATTGATGGTGCTTTTCATGGAGGGTCTACTTTAACTTTAGACCTTAGAAAAGTATGGACTAATGGTGGTGATGAGATTGTAAGTGTTGCTGGATTTAACGGACGTATCATTGTATTCTGTAAACGATGTATTGTAATCCTTGGTGACACTAACAACAATGATTTAGGTATTGATGCCACTAAACTAGAAGTAATAGAGATACTAGAGAATGTAGGATGTGTGTCTAGGAAGTCCATACAGGCCGTAGGAAACGACATCTACTTCCTAGCTAACTCAGGGCTACGTTCTTTAACTCGTGTCATAC